GAATGCCCCGTAGGACCAAGCAGGAGTTTAAGGGTGAGTGTGACGTAAACAGGATTGTAGACCTGTTTCGTAAGGGCGCACCGTTACCGGTGCAGATTCACCAGGGCCAATTTGCCGATGTTTCGGAGTTAGGAGATTATAAGACGGCCTTGGATACGGTCATGGAAGCCGAGGCCGTATTTAAGACTTTGCCCATGGCGGTCAAAGAGAGATGTGACAACAGCGTTGCCGGTTTCTTGGATTTTGTGAATGATCCGGATAACGCAGAAGACTTGATTGAGCTGGGGCTGGTAGCCAAGCCGGAAGTTGCGATCGCAACCGACCCGGCGCCAGCAAGTGTCCCAGACGGAGATCCGCCGGCGGATCCAGCTGGTGACAAAGAGTGACGTGAGGTGTCACGTGGAACAGTATGAACAAGGGAATACTGTTCGAATTGGCATTTTCATGCCAGAAGGGGGTCCTCAGCTGAGGGCCCCCTTTTTTTGGCGGCTAGGATCGCTCCTAAGAGACGATCGTTGACCTACAGGTCCTAGGGTGCCTCCTTAGATGCCTCCAGCATGGCCCGTACGCCAGCGAGCTGCGAGGCTGTGTCGGCCGCAGATGCCTCCTGACGACGTTGTTTCGCCTCCAGGTTGCGCTCGAGCGCATGAAGGTTGGCGATGTCGAATGCAGGAGATGATTTGGTTGCCATGATGATTCTCCCATGGTATATACAGGGGAAGGATTTCCCCTGGGAGAAAGGTAGTGTGATGATTAAGATTATGCTAGGTTTTTGGTTGTTTGTCGAACTGCTAGGAATCTTGATTGGCCTAGTAGGCTTTGTGGTCGCGGTGATACTCATTTTAGGAGGTGCATGATGCGCAGACGCAAGATGTCCAGACGAGGGAGCAGGAAGAATTTTCGCAGCGGTGCGAAGAGAGTCAACAAGAAGAATGTTGCCGGAAAGCGCATGCGTGGTGGGATACGGCTATAAATGCCGTGTTTTAGTCCGCTCAAGGGTTGGAGAGGTGCGCCAACAGCACACGGGCCTGCCGGGATTGTGTTCAAGAGAAGCGAGAGTACCGGGATCCCGATGCAGGTCCCATGCGGTGGGTGTTTGGGCTGCAGACTGGAGCGGAGTAGGCAATGGGCGGTGCGCTGCGTGCACGAAGCGAAGATGCACGAGAATAATAGTTTTGTAACGTTGACGTATGATCCCGAGAATATCCCCTTACATGGTAGTTTAGACCGTAAAGCCTTCCCTGGTTTTGTTAAGCGTTTGCGTAAGCGCATTGCTGACAGGACAGAGGGAGCAGGACTACGGTATTTTCATGCGGGGGAGTACGGGACCAATACGAGAAGACCGCATTATCATGCGATTATTTTTGGGTATGGATTTCCCGATAAGTCCAAATGGACAGAACGACATGGTAATGTGGTTTATCGGAGTGACGAATTGGAGGAAGTCTGGGGTCTCGGAATGTGCGAGATAGGGAGTGTAACCTTTGGTAGTGCCCAATATGTCGCAAAGTATATTGTCGACAAGGTCACCGGCGACGCTGCGACTACCTATTATCCGGCTGGTATTTCACCAGAGTTTGCTACGATGAGTACGAAGCCCGGAATTGGTAAGCCGTGGTATGATAAGTGGAAGAAAGATGTTTATCCCAGTGACCAGGTTGTTGTTGATGGTAAGGTCTCGAAGCCTCCCCGCTATTATGATAAGTTACTCGAGGCAGAAGATCCCGCGATGTATGCACGGGTAAAAGCTGCGAGGTCGGAGAAGAGGCATAAGGAAGACGAGACAGACGAGAGAAGGACGGCGATAGAGACGTGTACCTACGCGCGTCTTAATTTGAGAGAGGAGCGTGGTTTATGAAATTGTTTTCAATTTATGATAAGAAAGCGGAGGGCTATAAGCCCCCGTTTGCTGTGCCCACCGTTGGTGAGGCAGAGAGATCGTTTTTGGATGCATGCAATGCGGAAGGAACCGACTTGCATTTGCATCCTGAGGACTACCAACTTTGGTTGGTAGGCATTTTTGATATTTATAGTGGGGCCCTTAAGGGCGAGAGAACGCACATTTGTAATGGTGCGTATACTACTAATTTGAGGGGGACAGGCGATGCCTAAGGAACGAACTGGTAAACTCACGGGTAGAGGCGATAGTCCCTTTGCGGCAGTGCCGAAAGCTGACATCACCCGGAGTACGTTCGACAGGTCGCATGCTTATAAGACGACCTTTGACGCAGGGTTGCTCATTCCTATTTATATGGATGAGGCTTTGCCTGGAGATACGTTTACACTGAAGTTAAACGCGTTTGCGCGGTTGGCTACGCCGTTAAAACCGTTGATGGACAATCTCCATATGGAGACGTTTTTTTTTGCGGTCCCGAACAGGTTGATCTGGGATAACTGGGAGAAGTTTAATGGAGCCCAGGATGATCCCGCTGATAGTACGGATTTCACCGTACCGCAAGTAAATTTTGCGATTGGTGAGCCCGTTACGGGAACCTTGAGTGATTATTTGGGAGTTCCGTGTCCCCTGTTTGCAGGAGTTGGCGGAACAGTGGCCGCGTGGTGGCATAGAGCCTATAACCTGATTTACAATGAATGGTTTAGGGATCAGAATTTACAAGATTCCGCCTTCATTAATCATGGAGACGTGGCAACGAACGATGAGTCGTTCCCAGTCAGAAGGCGTGGTAAGAGACACGACTATTTTACGAGTTGTTTGCCGTGGCCGCAGAAAGCTCTGCTAGCCACGACCAGCGTCGGTATTCCGGTAACATCCACGGAGTTACCGATTAGGATATCCCCGTTAGATGTCCCTCTCGGGACTAGGGATATGTTGATGGAAGCCACGGGCCAGGAATTGGTTTACAGTGGTGGCGTCGCAACCGATGGCGTGCAGACGATTTTCAGTCCAGAGGCCGCCGTAGCCGGCGCCACTGGGTTGGAAGTTTTGGTCAATCAGTTGAGGCAAAGCGTGCAGATCCAGAAGTTATTGGAGCGTGATGCACGCGGAGGGACTAGGTATACTGAGATAATTCGAAGTCATTTCGGTGTGACCAGTCCCGATAGTAGATTACAGAGACCCGAGTATTTGGGCGGTGGTTATGCTGCTGTAGCCTTGAACCCCGTTGCACAAACGAGCAGTGATCCGACCGAGGCCACGCCGCAAGCTAATTTAGCGGCGATTGGTACGGCCAGTTTGACCGGTGGTTTTCACAAGAGTTTCACAGAGCATTGTACTTTGATTGGACTGGTATGTGTCAGGGCAGACCAGACATACCAGTTTGGTTTAGATAGGATGTGGAGCAGATTTACCCGATTTGATTTCTTTTGGCCTGCGCTAGCGCAGATCGGTGAGCAAGCAGTTCTGAATAAGGAGATTAACTCGATCAGTGTCGATCCAGACGACGTTTTTGGATACCAGGAACGGTATTCAGAGTATAGGTATAAGCCGAGCATGGTTACAGGTTTATTTCGTAGTAACCCGAACCCTGGCACGTCTTTGGATATTTGGCATTTAGCCCAGGATTATACTGGGGAAATCGATTTGAATTCCGATTTCATACAAGAGAACCCGCCCATAGCGCGGGTCATTGCGGTCCCGAGCGAACCGCATTTTCTCTATGATAGTTTCATTAGTTTGAAGTGTGCGCGACCCATGCCGGTGTTTGGCACCCCGGGTTTTGTGGACCATTTCTAATGGGACCGGTAATAGGAGCAGTTGCGGCCGCTGGGATCCCAGCGATCGGCAGTTTGATCGGTGGTGAGAGAGCGAACCGGCGTAGGCAGGAGATGGCGCGTGAGCAGATGGCTTTCCAGGAAAGGATGAGTAGTACAGCCTACCAGAGGACTGTGAAGGATATGAGAGCTGCGGGAATTAATCCGATGTTGGCATATATGCAGGGGGGTGCAAGCTCCCCTGGCGGTGCTATGCCCAGTGTCGATGACGTGATTAGTCCCGCTGTGAGTACTGCCATGCAAGGCATGAGGATGAGAGCAGATTTGAAATTGTTGAAGCAGACGACCGAGACCACTAGGCAGAAGGGTTTAGAGAGTCAAGCAGCGACGAGTGAGTTGTATGCTCGCGCGAAAAAGCTTGGGCACGAAACCATAGGGATTTCGGCCGACAACGTGAAGCGAGAGAATTTAGCAGATGTGTTCAAGAAATACCCGTGGTTAAACACGGTGCAGGGTGTGATAGGTTCATTTCTTGGCAGTGGTGGTCTACCGATTAAGCGGAGGTAGTATGCGAGTTTATGGCTACGAGGCAGGAATGCCCAGTAGGACCAAGCAGGAGTTTAAGGGTGAGTGTGACGTAAACAGGATTGTAGACCTGTTTCGTAGGGGCGCACCGTTACCGGTGCAGAGTCACCAGGGCCAATTTGCCGATGTTTCGGAGTTAGGAGATTATAAGACGGCCTTGGATAC